CGCCACGTTTTACAAGAAAGGCACCTGCCACATCGAGTTTACGAACACGGACGTTTTGAAGTCCTTCAACCTCTACGCTGGACAGCGCAAAGGCTGGCTGCCGCCCACCTACGGCAAAAAGAGCTATCACGATATGGCCGCCGCAGACCGCCGGGTGGTTGACAGCTACGAGGGAGAGGCCAGCTACACCGACACCCTCACCCGGAACCTGATCCCCACGCAGAGCACATTCTTACAGCTGAATGCCTGACACGAAACCCGCAAGGCCGACAGCGTTCCCGCTGCCGCTGGTGCAAGCCCAGCCGCCCCAGACCGGGGCGGGCGCTCATGGGTAACAGCCCATCCGGCAGGCCGCCGGGAGTATCAGCACGAAATACAGAACGAAAAGGAGTAACAACCATGAAGAACCAGAACGCCATCGCCCAGATCGCCTACATCGTCACCGCCGACTACTACACCAACGGCAAGCCCACCACCTGCAAGATCACCGTGCAGCCGGTCAACTTTGACCCCGCCCGCCTGATCGACTGGTCCGACCGGATCAGCAAGACCCACATCCGCGAAGTCGAGAACTTCACCACGCCGGAGGAAGCCGCAAAGCGGATGACGGAGATCATCGAAGCCGCCGCAGAGCACGCTGCCCAGATCCAGCGCCCGGAATCGGTGACAGAACGTCACCACTTGACCGTGCCCCGCCTCGCCGATCTGGCAGCTCTGCCCGCCGTCCACGCCTGAACACGGACCCGGAAGCCCCGGCAGGGTCACACCGGTCAAAGCGGCCCCGCCCCATCTTCCCGACATTTATGCCGGGAGCATCACGAAACAGAAAGGAGGTGTTTTCATGGTTCGATGTTGGATATACTCCGCTGGGCCGGATCAATGCCAGTGTTACAACGTAGATGACGAAAATCTGGCCGATCTGGCAGCACAAGCGCAGTTTTTGGAGGACTTCCGTGCCCAGCGTGCAGCAAACCCGGCTTTATACCGGCAGCTTCTTAATATGCTGGTTCCCGCCGCCGATGCCATTCCCATGCGCAACTATACCGGCCTGCCGTTTTGACAGCCAGCCCCGGCAGCCCGCCGGGGTTATTCTTGCATCCCGTCACGAAATCTTGTTCTAATTTATTGCTTTTATTTGCGTTTTGCTCTATCATGACAGTAACGAAACACGAAAAGGAGGTTTCCCGTTATGACTATGATTCCCGCCTTCGGCCCCTGGACAGAGCATCCCGCAGACACTGACGAAGAAAAGCGCCTTGCCAGCGCCCAGCAGAGCAAGACCACCCCGACCAGCATTGACCGTGAACACGAAACCGGTGTTTTTTACGGCTCCGGCAAAGACCCTTACCAGACCACCCTTGCAAGCTGCACCTGCAACGACTTTGTGCGCCGGAAAAAGCCCTGCAAGCACGTTTTCCGGCTGGCTATGGAACTTGGCATCATCGACACGGCATACAAGACCGGGCGCAGCACCGGCGAACGAAACGAGGCGCAGATCAGCTTTGCGGACAGCATCGAACTGGTTGAACAGCTCTCTGATGCAGCACAGAACGAAATCAAGGAAATGCTGTACTACACCAGTGAGCGTATTGAGACCCGCCAGAAGCCCGTAACCTGTCACGAACTGGATCTTGTGCCGGAACTGCGCACCTCGCCGCTCCTGCACGAAAATCCTTACCCGCTGGAAGAAGTGCTGAACGACCTGCCAAAGCCCTTTGTTGTGCAGCTGCTGGATCTGGTGCACCGGGAAGGCAAGCCAAAACGAAACGCAGCTAAAACCGTAATGGCTGCATGGCTGGCGCAGAACGCGCCCATGCTGGCAACGGAATTGCCGCCGGTCGCTTCCTTCTCGTTCGTTGAGGTGTTCGACAAAGCCCAGCGTGACGCTTACAAGTACCTGCACCGCAAGTACGACACGGAAACAGACTGGTACACCGGCGCAGAGTATCCCGCCGGGGCTGTGCCCGCGGCAGACGGGTCCACTTACTACTTCCCAGAGGACAGAGTTACCGATGCCCTCACGAAACGCGGTTTCAATCGCTGCCTGAACGGTTACATCCCGGAGTAAAGAATCTTACTTCACGAAATCTTACTTTTTGACCACGAAATTTGCAATTTATCTGCAAAAATCCAGTCTTAGCCACGAAAAGCAGCTTTTTAACCACGAAATTCAACTTTCCAGCTTCAAAAAGTTCAATTCAATCACGAAAACCCGCTTTTTTGATACATTTTCTCTCACGAAATGAGGTTTTGCATGGAATACGAAGAATTTTTCGCGCCGTGGCGTTTGGTCGCTGCTTTTGCGGACGGCTCCCGCCTGCTGTTCGATGGCCTGACGGAAGAACAGGCCAGAGACGCAATGGAAGCCGCCCAGGAAGAGCACGGCGACATTGGTTACTGGAACCGGGTCACGGATCAGAACTATGAGGACGGCAGGTATTACAAGACCGTCCCACCACCGCCCTGCATCAACATCGTGGACTACGACGGCTACACTGGGCCGCTGGACGAAAACGGTCTGCCGGTAGGTCTGGCTGAACAGATTGCCCAGGCCAACACAGAGGAAGGTCGTGATCCCAACGAGGCGCAGATCATCATCAAGCGCAACGCTCCGCCGGATGACCAGCCGCCACACGAAAAGTAAATCACGAAATTCAAAAAGCCCGCCGGGTCGATGACCTGACGGGCTTATGGTGTTGAAAGGATGGTTTGTATGAAGTTAAACATGGATTGCGTCCGCGCCGTTATGCTTTGCGCAGAAGAGTACACAGACTATAACCACTATTGCTATTTCATTTCTTACCAGAAAAACAATGTGAACGACTTCCTGCTGGATGACCCGGAAACACCGCCAGCCTACCAGCTTGAACTTGAAAAGACCTACGACAACGACGATCTCTTTTACGCCGTTGAGTATTGCGTCAAATCCGGGTTTGTTGAAACGCTTTTCTCGAAAGACACTTATCGCATTCCCATTTCCCGCATTACGCCTGATGGGCATAGATTTCTTGAAAACATTCGGTCTGATACGAACTGGGAAAAGGTCAAAAGCGTTGCCAAAAAGGCCGGCTCTTTCAGCGCAGATGTGATAATCGAGATTGCAAAGAACGTAGCTGTGGAAGCGGCCAAACATTTTTTAACCAACACCTGACGAGCCTTCCTACCTCTGCATTTTCCAATTCGGTTTGGATTGCCGCTTCGTTGTACCAGATCTGCTTTTCTTTGATTCCAGTTTTCACGATTTCTTTTGCGATGGTTCTAACGGCATATTCTCGCGGGCTTATCATGCCGCTGTCAATCTCAATTTTGATCTTCACTTTGTCCTCCTTCGCGTAAATCCGGTTCAGCTGCCTGCCTTTCAGATTGGCAGTCCAGCAGCGGCTCTCCTGAATCCGAGAATATCGGTTTTGCTCTAATTTGACGTATCATAGCTTCGCACAGATCCTTTACCTCTTCTTCCGATTCCAGGACTATTTTGCCATCATTTCCTCCAAAGACTTCAATTCCGCCCTCTCTCCGTGGAATCACAGACCAGCGCAGATCAAACAGCACATCCTCGTTCCCCGGAAATTCTCTGCCCGGAAGGTCAAACATTGCTATTCCGCCAGACGGTTCAATAATTTTATCATCGGTCAGTTCAATTTTGATTCCCATTTTTCAAGGCCTCCGTAACCCTCAGCACATCTTTTGCGAAACGCAGCATTTTCGCAAGATCTTCTGCGTTTTTGAAACGGACTACGTTTCCTGCGTTTGAAATCAGTTCAACGTCACCATCCGGTGCCATCCTCACGAACCGGCACAGTTCGCCCTCTTCCCGTGCGGCCTGCTGCTCTTTGGTTTTTTCGATAAAGCAGGTTTTGAGCGCGTTCTCTGCGTCACGGTATACGCTCCTGTCACTCCGCACCAGCCTATACATCCTTCCGGGCAGCACCCGAACCTTGTTTTTATGCTTCTTTCCCATAACTTTGTCCTCCTTTGCACGAAACCCGGTAGGCCAACTTCCCGCCGGGTTATTTCTATGCCTGTTTTCAGATTTTTGGGGTAGTCGTGTTTGTTTTTCTACGACCATCGGACACGATTTTGCGGAAGCGCCTGCACATGAAGTTCCGCAGGCAGCCTTGCCTATAAGAGAATGTCACCCTCCGCCCAGGCATCCGCTCGGCGCTGTCCCTCGCGCGTGTTTAACGCACGCGATAATAAAGCGGCGCACTCCGGGAGCCGTTCCAGGTTCCTTCCCAGCTGTGCAAGAGCGACGTTTCGCAGGTACTTCAAGTGCTGCACACTGTATGGAACTTTCTGCTGTACTTCGTGCCATTTTTTGTGGCTGATGTAGAACTCCGTTAAAATCAGATTGTGGCCACTGTCCAGCCGGTTCATTTGTCCTCGGATAATGTTCTGATCTTCCAGCAACACAGCCCGCTGCCGTTCCAGCTGACGCAGTTGGTCTCCAATGCCCAGTTCATCCATCCGGCAGGCCATCGCCGCCGTGCTGTCCCCAGGCGTTCCGCCACGGGGCATTCCATCGGTGCCCATGCCCCGCATAGGGTCCACTTCATCGCTCAGTGCGGTGCACTGACGGCGGATGATCTCTATCCGCTGCGGGATGTCCGCATAATATTTCAAGATTGCCTCCGCCTCGTGTACTTTCACTGCTCAGTCCTCCCAAAAAATCAAAAATCTTTCTTGAAAAGGGGTTCTCCGAAAACGGGTTCTTCACCCTTGACGCGCTCCACCATGGCACCCACGCCGTAAATGTCCTCAATGACACGGCGCAGACGATCATAGGCAAATTCTTCTCCGCCATCGTCCACCCAGCCGAGGAACTGCTGGTAATTTTTCTTGATTTCTTCCTTCACGGCCTCAATTTGTTCAGGGGTATATTCCATTTCTTCCAGTGATTCCGCAAAGAAACGAACGATCATCTTTGCAGCGTCCCGGCGTTCAGCCAGAACACGCAGCTTTTTTTCAGAGCCTACCAGACCACCCGCCGGGAGCCAAAATTCTTCCGGCATCAGGTGGGCAGTGCGTGCTTCCAGCCGCTTGAGGGCTTCCGGTGCACCGTACTTGTCGTGATCCATGATATACCTGGATGCAGCATTGTTCATCTTCAAGGTCAGGAGCGTAGATTCTTTCTCT